CCGTGATGGAGGAGAGTAGCGCAAGGAAGCGCTCATTGTTGAACCCGATACCAGCACCGATGACACGTTTACGCGTCATATAAAATACCTCGTAAGGTAGGTGTTACCATCAAGCCATAGGGCCTAAAGCCCCAGGAGAATTTTCGCTTGGCCCCAAAGGCCCGGTTGGTGAATCAAGAGGATCAAAATACTGAACCTCCAAATCCACACAATCCAGTCCTCGGGAGTCTTACGACGGCGGTCCATGACCGCTTAGTAAAACGGCTCGAGGTTTTCCACGGAAGACTTAACCGTTGCATTCGACATGAAATTAATCATGAAGGCCTCGGCGTCCTTCCGCTCTTGTAGAGTGCTGTCGGCCGCGGTGTTAATCACCACGGTGGCAGAACTGAACCTGACGACGGCATCAACTCCGTTGACCGTCGCAACCACTGGAAAGTAAAACCCAATGGTAGTCTTGTAAGCCGTCCGTTGACCGTTAGGTTCCAGAACCTCTTCAGTGATGGTCCTGTAACCAGCGGCAATAGACGGGGACCTGTCAGCCCACTTCGCCTTTGATCCATCCGTTGTAACGGGGGCAAAAGTGCGAGCGTTGGGTGTGCCAGCGCCATCATTGATGACGATTGCTGCAATTGCGGGCATGTTAATGCTCCAAAATGTAGAAAGTTGAGAAAACTTACTTACGACCAAAAGCCGTCGCTAGAAGCGATAGGCCATTAGCCATATGGGCGAGTGACCGTCCATCTTTAAAGGACGGAAAGCGGGCCTGAGGCACAGACGTTGAAACGTCGCGCACCAGGCGAACCACTTTCTTGTTTTCGGACCAGTGATCATCGATCACAAATCCAGAGCTAAGAACAGTTTTGGGTCCGCTCACCCCCACCCACGATATTCTCGTGAGGAGAGAAGAACTATACCCGGCTGTCGTATACCCCAACAAAGCGTCGAGGCTTTCAAGCCAGCCGCCGACTGGAAGGAACCAGTCGACAACAAACGAGAAAGGCACAAGTTCCCAACCAATGAGTAATGGGTTGGTTATACCACTCGAGACAAATGAGATTATCGCCTCATTCTGAGGAAGCGCGTCAATTCTGACGAAACAAGAACTAACAGCTTCCGCGGTCACCGTACCGCACTCAGGGTCCAGAAACTTTTTAGATCTCTGGTCTTTAGCCGTCGCGCGACCCTTTGCAGTGACTCTCCAGTCACTCTTGGGAGATTTACTCAAAACCTCGCAAGCGCCGTGTATGTCCGACAACAAAGGTTTCCAACCGTACTGTAACTCCAACCATTTTTGTGGAGCAGAGTTACCACGAGGCTCTCGCCTCTTAGAACTAATGCCGAGGTATCTCATAGCGTTGCGAACTTCGCC